CTTCAACACTTCCGTACACATTTCACGAAACTGGTAGCATGGACCCAATTTATCAAAACCGGCGGTAGTGATAATGATACTCATCGGATCATCACGCATACCCTGCCCGGATTGGAGTACATCTTTCAAACCTGAATTTTTAGCCGCATGGTATTCATCAAGTAAAAACATAGACGGATTAGGGCCATCTAATTTGCTGGAATCAGCGGCAAGCACTTTCAAAAACGACAATGTTTTATCGAAGTTTATTTGATCGCGGAAAGACACAAGATACCGATGCTTAGGATCAAGCCCGGATACAAAGTTACGGCACATTGTAAAACTAACCTTTGCCTGATCTTTACTGTTAGCCGCCAAGTAGACTTCCGCAGCCGACTCGCCATCGGCGATAAGATGATATAGACAAAGTGCAGCCGCAAAAGCCGACTTGCCATTTTTACGGGCCATCTCAATGTATACAGATGAAACCAACCTGCACCAAGAGCCATCCTCATCTTTTTTATAGAATCCGTAGATACTTGCTACTGCAAACTCTTGCCAAGGCAGTAACGTAAACGATTTTCCGGCATGACGACCGGTGTAATGCCTCAACAAAGAAATAAATTCAATAGCATAATCCGCCCGATTCTCTCTAAAATCTATATCATCCCGTTCAAAAAGAACATAAAACCGTTCGACGGCCTGCTTAATAAACTCTCCCACTACAATCTTGCCATCTCTAACATCAGCGGCATATTGATAGTATCCTTTCATCGTCTCTCACGGGCCCCTTTCTTTAAAAATTGGTCTAAAGGAGAATCATTTTTATCTTCTGATTTCATAGCCTTAATATTTCCACGGCTTTTAATAGTCAAACCATACTCTGTCATGATTTTCATTACCTGAGCATAGTTTTTAGTGGCAATATTTTGAGCCGGATTAGCTGCTTTTTCGTATTTTATCTCAATAACGGGGCCTTCTTTAAGCAGGATATCAGTTGCCTGCATATACATCTCGTAGCTGGTTGCAAGCATTCTAATAGCTCCGAGATCAATATTCTGAATAGCTTTTCTAGCATTTAGCTCTTTTACCACATCCTTTATAAACTTCTGTGTTTCATCGGATAAATTATCGGGCATTACAAATTTCACCATATTCTGTTTTTTATAATAACCACATGAATGTCCGACAAATAAAACGTTAATGCTTTAACAAATTCAAAATTTGAAAAAATTCCGTGCGTGTGAAGAAGGGTTGGGCGAGGTTTCGGAAGTCGATTTGCTCAAAATTCAACCCCATACCCGTGGAACAATGTTAATCCAGTTTTAACACAGTGTTTCACGGAAACACTGCCGTGGAACATAGCAGACTGCGTTTTAACATATAGTTCCACGAAAAGTGGAACAAAAAAGCCCCACCTTTACAGATGGGGCCACAAACTATTGCTTAGTTATCGTCAAAAAACAAAAGCAGCAGCTTGACTTATCTTCTTACCTATATCGGTCAATGCACCGGCCAAGGTTTTTAACTCAGCATCATTAAACCGAATGGGCTTCCCGTTGACAATACTTCCATTTAAACGTTGGTAAAACCACTGGGGAGACCTCTTAAAATATGTTTTGGCTAATGCTGAAACAGAGATAAACGGCAACACCGATTCCAACTTCTCTCTTAGTAATATTTCATCCGCTTCTTTGTTGGTGTCCTTGATGCATTCTATCAAACCTTCCGCAAACTGATCCATATCTTGATCCGCCAAAGCTTTCATCTCTTTGTCTACTGCCTCAATCTCCGCTTCGGTATTAGCATTGGCAAAGCGTTCCTTTAGTCTTTCTATATCTGTCTTCATAACTTCTTTATTTAGCCTCCCTGTCTTTCAAGGGAGGCGGTTGACAACTTACATTTCCTTTAACTTTTTAGTTAATAACTCGATTTGATAATCAAGCTCTTGTTTATAATGCCCTCTGTCCTGTAGCTCTTTGTAGTAGCGAAGGTAGAACAGCAAATCCTTCTCTAACTTTATCCGTTCTTTACTTACCGGTTTTTCTCCCATATTGCTTTTGTTTTTTGACACTACAAATATAATAACATTATTGTTATTAAGCAAATATTCCAATAACTTTTTTGTTATTATTTTGAGTTATGTATATTCTGATGGCATTGCTTACAAAGGCTCATTAAGTTGTCATAATCGTATGCTAATGATTTACGCTGTAAAGGATCATTCGTAGTCATGAATGATACGATATGATGAACATCCTCAGCCGGTGTAGCCAATCCCTTTTGCCAGCATACCTCACATAGAGGGTTATTCACCATCTTCCATGCTCGAAGCCTGCGCCATCGCTCTGAATTATATATCTTACGACGGGCATCATCATACATATTATTGCTCTTCTGTTCCCTCTTTTTGGGTTTGTAAATAGTCGGCATATGGTATTTCTCTTAATTGTTTAGAATCTTGAATTATCTGAAATGCTATCATTTTGTAACGATAGCAAAAGTGTTTTATAATATCCTCTTCCGATTCTAACAGGCTGGCCTCAACATCTTGAATGACATAAAGCACCGTGTCCTGAAAGATGTCCTCACGAGATAGTGAGCCATGAAACGTATCGAATTCGACACAACAAAGCGATCGAAGCTTAAGATAATTCTTTCCGATTGCTTCGGCCACCTTAGGATAATAACTATTTCGCTTGTACCTGTTTCTCATTTAGAATCAGATTACCGGAATCATCCGTTATTTCCCTCAAACTGCGCGCAACCATGCTTCTGATTACAACTGACATATTGACTCCCATTTTCTCAGATACCTCTTTCAATAGCATCCAAGTATGTTCATCAAATCGGACTGACCTTCTTTTGTTTCCCATTCCAATACGACTTATTAATCCTCTAAAACATATCAATAATTATAATTCGCCCGCCTAGGCTGATCAAGCCGGCGGCTATCCGTCAGCCGTGACAACTCTTCCTCCTTCCGGTGTATAGAAACCATCAGGTTATTACGAATATCCGAAAGACGCAGCCACTCTTCCAAGGAGGGGGTATCTTTAGCTCCCAGCTTTTCATTGATCCGGGCTAACTCTTCACTGCTGCGATTAATTTGACTACGAATACACAGTATCCGATCCTGTCTGGTTTGAAATCCACCCAGACCATTACTATCTATCGTTGTTTCCATTTCTGTATCGAGAATTAATATTTCTTCCCGTGCATTTTCCCACGGTGTTCATTATACTTCATCTTCTGCTCAATGTGCCACTCCAAATCCATATCGTAAAATTCGGCAAGCTCAAACACCTGACGAATAGCATAATTAAGACATTCCTCCGTTGTGTATTTGTAATTCACAATATCTTTGATGATAGCATAGCAGTTCTCGGTAAATGACTTCTTCCTGCTTACAATGTATGCAACAATGAATATACCATTCAAATTAATACCCCGAAGACCGGCCATATCAAGCATACGAATAACCGTATCGGCCAATTCATCCTCAACCGTATCTTTGACCAGCCTTTCAAAAGCATCCACAAAAGCCTCAGACATATGATCGGAATTGGAACTGACAACCAATTCAAATTCCGCTTTGTCAGCCCGCCTGCCTTTCCTGTCAGCTTCTACAGCTTCGGACAACTCTGTTATTACAAGCATGAAACAATGATTGTCACTCAATTCTCTATCATGAAATCCATGATCACAGGCATTTTGATAAGCCCTGTTACGAAGGGTGTTCAAATCTAACATAACGTATATCTTTATAAGTTTAACATTCAATATTCTCCGTCCGATGCACTCTTACTTCATTGTACCAGTTCCCTTTATATTCGCGGGCTTCAACGGTAAAGTTAACTCTGATCTTGTCTCCTACCTTTGGAGGGTTCTCAACAGGACCATCAAAACTGCAAACGGAAAAGCGCATCTTGCTGTGATAACGTTCGCTGGTTTCCATGATGTACTCTCTCTTCTCCCAGTCTTTACCATCCCTGGTAACTCCACCGGTGGATGGCAGCTCCACCAAAATTTTGCCTTCTGCTTCACATTTCATATATTCAGTTTTTAAATTATAATTTATCAGCCCTTATAAGTCGGTTCCCGACAACCCTGCGGGCTGTATAGGACAAGTTGCCGAAAAGTGTTAAATTTTAGATTTTAAAAACGTAATCACTTAATTTTCAACATTTTAATTGCGCACCATAAGGTGCTTTTTGTATTTACAGATAAAATACTGATTTTCAATATGTTATATTTTTCTGCAAATGGGCGTAAATATCCCTGTCTGGTAGCCTGATAAAAGTTTGTCCTTAAATTCACGCTCCATGTCACCGATTTCCTCCACGTACTTCTCACGCTCTTCCGGCCAGCTACGGGCAAAATTGCGTATAGTCTCCCATTGCTTTTTAGTCAGCTTACCCGAAAGATAAAGCTTCTTGTAACGCTCCTTGTACCGGGTAACTCCTATCCGGTATATCTCCCTGGCCCTTTCAAGCTGGGACACCTTTACGCCCTTGGCCGCAGACAGTTCTCTGGTAAAGCATATTTCTGACCAGTCCTTATAGAATATACGGCCGATCCTCGACAAGAAGAGGTTGTCCGTTAGCTCCATCAATGAAACAGACTGGTGCTTGTATATCGTTTCGATACGAAGAATGTTAGCCCCGACATTCCGTCCTTTCTCCCCAGCCTCAAAGCTCTTATCATAGACCTTCAGGATCTTCCGGAAATACTTGCTTTTCTCCGTTGTCTGTTGCTTGAACGCCGAATAGTTGGCATCGTTCCAAAGGAGCTTTCCTGAGACTTCATGCATCTGTTTTATGTAAGAATCGGCAGGAAGGGACATCTTCATTGTGATACCTATCTCGTAATACGTTACCACGGCATTCTCTATCCGGACACATAGCCTCAACAGCAGCTCTTTGATTGTCCTTACAGCCATTGCGAAAGTTATCGGGCGGCTGTTATCCAGTTTCCCGGTCTTTCCCTTGGAATAGAGCTTACAAATGGAACACGTACACCGTAACCTGTTACCGCGAATCTCGATGAAACAACCGTCAAAGTTGGCGTAAGCGGTAGACTTGTAATAGACTTCATCACCTTCCGTGCACTCCTCCAAATAGTTTCGTAAGACGATCGTCTCAATATCCGCCGTATCAATCGTTGCCTTTATGGTTATCTTGTCGAACATCTCTTCTTCTCTATAAAATACATACACATTCTAAGACCGGTTGATCGGGCGCAGTCATGTATCGGGCAATACACCATGAAATTCTCAACCGGGCCGGCGCGTCTGCATTGCCGGCAATCACACTTTACCTTTTGCCTGATTTCCTCTTCTTTTCCCTTATTCTTATTCATCGCCTTGCTTTTTGATAGGTTGATGCTTTCAAAGACTTACACCTTCTGCATTCAGAACTGAAGGTGGAATAGACCTTCTCTCCCCGATTTAAAGTTCTGGGGTAAAACCGGTGAAGATAGTACCACTCGCCACAGATGGAACACCGTTTCATTAAACGACCGTCGGGGAAGTACGGTAATTGTTTCTTTCCCGTCGATGGACCAACCGGCAATTTATACACTCTTCGTCCGTAAATTTATACCGCCTGCAATGGGATAAAGACTTCTTTCCGCATTTGGCGAATGCCTTGCAATCAATACGCGGGATGGTTTGGGGGATATTCATAAGCTGAGCGTTTTAAGCCTCCCACTCCGGGGGAATCCAAATCCCGGGGAGAAGTCCCCAGGGAGTGGTTTGCAAAATATAAAACTTAACCGGGGCACACTCCCGACGGCATCCTTTAGTACCGGCATTGGTTATTGTTTAACATGTTTCCTGCATTTAAGCAGGACTCCTTTCATGATGCAAGTTTTTGTTTGATCAACCTTGTGTTCTTTTTCACAAGCCCTATGATCCGGTCATGGTATTCAGTGTTCTGGTTACAGGCTCCTCGGGACTGTACGACATTTAAGGTTTTCAAGTCAACCTCAATTGTCTCGATACGCTTGTCACCAATGCGGGCGGAGAGAATAAGGGATTCAGGCTTCAGGTAATAATTATTCGTAAATACGCAGTGATGAAGTGCATCTCCTTCCTCCATGACTTCCCGAACACTTTCAAGTACCCTCACTTCAATAAACCCGTCAGTAAATCGCAACCCAAAAAACTTAGCTTTGAGGGCTCTAAATTTAGCTTCGTCTTCAATTGCCCTCTTTCGTTTACGTTCAGCTTCTTCTTTTTCCTGAAGTTGCCGTTTCTTAATGACCAACTTATCGTGTTCTTTCTTAAGATTATCCGGACAAACATAGTGTGCATTATGCAGGTCTTTGTGGAAGTACCGAAGCAAATCAAGATAATCAAACCATATTTTCACATCCTTTATCCTGTATTTGTTTCTTAGGCATATCTTTATGGACGGCCAATAACGCTCAATCTTATATTTTTCATTTGAAGCATACCCTAATAGTTCGTACCTCCTTGCCTTTAGCAATGTTTCCATTTTCGGGTTATCAGGAATCATGTTAATAGCTTCCAGTGGCGTAAGCCCTTGCAATCTGTGGTCTATACCGTAGCGTCCTATATCCGGACGGAACTCAGAATCAGGATGCAGCCTGGAAGGATAAATATCATACCTGACACCGGAAGAATAGTAACCACGTCTATGTTCAACACGTATCTCCATATCTCCGCCCCAGGAATCACAATACCAATTCACAGTGTAATTCAATGCGACAACCGTATTCTTTCCATCTTGCCGTATCCAGTGTTGGAGTACCTCATTAATAAAGTATTTTGGAACCGCACCGGCTTTATAGTACGCCCGAATCTCAAAATTCCGAATTACCTGAAACTCCCCATGAATCTCAGCGATCGCAACATACCTGCTCTGTTTGTCTGTAGTGCATCTTGATTGCTCTACTTTCAACTTTGCCCCACAGTGAGGGCATACAGCCAGTTTACGCCTGACAATATCCGGGGAGAACCTCTGGCCGCAGTCCATGCAAACAACCCGTGATTTAGTCGCAAAGCCTTTATGTTCCAAGCAGTCCGTTTTAGCCCATGCAAGCATATAGCTATCAATATCAGGAAGACACCTGCTTTGCTCCAATACCTGAACTTGTAACTTGGTCCTTGGTTTCATAATTTAGAATAATGACATCTGTTGAACTTCTATTATCTCTTTCTTTGCCCGTGTAGGCTTTTTCTTGAGCAAGGCATACTGTTCCTCTTCCAAGCGTCTTAATGCCGCTTCACGGGCTTTCTCCTTATCCTTCTCGGTAAGTACCGTAGAGGCAGACAACCCGCTGACTGAGGATCCGGTATTTGCGGGTATCTTCTCTACTTTGATATTATCCTCATCGTAATAGTGAACCGCCATGCCGAATACCTCCGCATCAGAGATGGCAACCGCGTTGCCCCTCTTTTTCGCTTCTCCCAAGATATAGCTGCAGCATTCATCAATACTCTTGTTTTCTTTGTTATAAGCCTTGGCAAAGAGTTCGTCCGCCTTGGCACGCTCATCAAGATAAGACTTGATGGCGGCTTGAAATGAATTGTCTTTCATAATTGCTCTATCGTTACCAGTATTGTTTAAATCCTGAGTTTTATATTCATTTTTTGATATTAAGAGAGTTATACAAATAGCGATTGCTGAATACGTGATAATATCAATTTATTAGCATCAGCAAAGAACTGCTTCTTAATCTCGAACCCGTAAGCTTTTCGTCCCAATTGGGCAGCAGCCAATAAAGTAGAACCACTACCGGCACACGGATCTATGACTACATCACCCTTGTCGGTGAATATTTCTA